TATTTCAATATTATGGTAATCATCTAATACCTTTAATGCAGACTTCTGCATAGCTGGACCATTATGTGCATCTTTATCTTGGTCAAATATCTCTCTCCAAGATGGTGTATTACCAGAGAAGTATCCTCCAGTCTTTTCATCTATCCATTTAGCTGCACTATCGTAAGCATCTTTACCGAACATTTTCTTGAATAACATTCTTGGTAGAAAAGTAAATGCTTTAAGCATCCCTTTAAATAATCCAGATTTACCTACAGCAAATAAAGCTCCTCCAGTTACAGTACCTAATATAGGTCCTAGTATACCACCAAATCTAACGTGGTTTTGTATAAACTTAGATACTTTAATACCTGTAGCCGCTGCAAATCCAGCTGGTAAAGCATCTTGCATTATTTTAGTTAATGCATTTTCTTTTCTAGTCTTTCCATTATCCATTACGATATCTCCGGACTCTCCAAGTAACTCTACCATCTTATTCATTTTCTTACTCATTAACATAGATCCACCAGCGATTACTCCTAGTAATGGAGACATTAAAGGTCCTCCACCCATAGATTTCATCATCTTGTAGACCATAGCTCCTGCACCAGCGGATCCAGCAAATTTAATATTTCTTTCTCCAGCTACTGTAGAAGCATATTCTCCTAACCATTTATTGAAAGTTCCTACATCAGCCATTATATCACCAGAAAAGTCTAACTTATTCTTCATAGTCTGGTAACCATTCTTAATATAAGTATCTTTCATTTCAGCTATTCTATTTACACCAATCTTTTCTTCCATTTTCTTCTTTTGTTTTTCTAGCATTTCATAAATCTTTTGTGCAGATTTATAAGCGACACTTTCAGATTGGTTATTATCTTCTAGATTCTGCATTCTAGATTTCATTTCAACCATATTAGTTACTATTAAGTAATAGTCATAACCAACCATTTTAGCAACTTCTTTTTCCAATGTATCATCATTATATAATGCTGAAAATTGTGTATTCTTATTTCTAGAAGAAATTTGTCTTTGATTATTAAAATCAGTCATAGAGTAATATCCATTAGTCTGGTTAGTAGATCCATCAGCATTTCTGGATTCCATACCTCCTGTAGCCCAAGCTGCAAATGTAGATACAGATGCTCCATGCATATTTTTAAGTATTTCTAAGTCTTTATCATATTGAGCTCTAAAGTTATTATCGAATATATCTTCTAGTAATTGTTGTGCTTCTGGTCCAGGTATTCTTTTAATCATACGTATAAGAGCACACATTCCGTTCGCTCTGTTCATTTTAGTTTTAGGATCTAAAGCACGGTACATACCTAGAGCAAATAAATCTTTTTCTGTAAATGTTCTAGCTTGTACATCTGCTAATAAGTCTCTACCCATTTGTGCGTATATTAATCCTAACTGGATTAAATCATCTTTAAGAGCGTTAAGACCAGCATTATTATTAGCCATCAAGGATTTAATGAATTGCTTACCTCTATTATCTACTTCAGATGCTATATCTTCCATTAGACTAGTATTTATTCTTTTACCATAATCTTTAACAGCTTTCTTAAGTTTATCTCCAGCTCCCATATCCATACGATCCAATGCGTCTTTCATTGATTCGAATTTACCAGTATTATGGTTAAAGTATTGTCCATCAGGACCAGTAGGATTACCACCATTAGATATAGTAGCTATCTTCTTCATGTATCCTTCAATATTAGCTAAGTGGAAAGGAACTACTTCGTTAATACTACGATGAGTCATAACGTCAAATGTAGCTCTTCCTTTTGGATCTCTTTTCATATAATCTTTAATATTTAATATCTCAGATGCTTGTGCATTATTTTCTGCAAAATGAGAAAAGAAATCTTTAAGAAGTTTGTTATTAGAAGTTTGCATAGACTCAGCAAATTTCTGGAACATATCTCTTGGATTCTCCATCCAGTTAAAGAAGTTCTCTCCTTGTCTATGTCCTAAGGTTTTCTTAACACCATAACGTCCCGCTTGTCCAGCTATCATACGTGCTATAGATGAACCATTCATTTGTCCCATTAAAGGAATAATCATTTGTGCTACATCATATATATCTCCGAATGCTCCACCAGATATTTGTTTCATAGCAGTACCTTTAGCCGCAGATGCTAATCCTTTTAGGAATCCACCCTTACCTCCACCAAACATACCGTCTAGAAGGTTAGATTGTCTGCTAGGTCCATTATTTATCTCATACTTACCATTACCTTTATCCTTTATATTAAATCCAACTTTAAGTATGTTAGTAATGTTACGTAGTTCTTGTAACATATCTTTCTTATAACTTAAAGATGTCTCATAATATTTAGCTTGTACATTCTTCTGGAATGTAGACATTTCAGCTATAGACTTATTCATTAAATTCATTGTAGCTAAATTACGTTCTGCTATTTTAGAATGAAAAGCCATCATAGCTGATTGCATTTTAAGGTTAGCTCTGTTACCACGATTAATTATATCATTAACAGTAGCTTGTTTTCCCATAGGTTTAACTATAATTCCACTATTAGGATTAGATGTCATATCAGCATCCGTTAATGTAGAATTACTAGTATTAGAGAATGTATTATTAGATAGTGTAGGTTCATCTTTAAACTCTTCTATTTCTGCTTTAGATTTTCTATTAAAGGAAGCAGTTAAATTTCTCATATGTCTTTCATTATCTCTAGACACTTTATCTACTTCATTTTTAGATCCTCTAGTAACAGGTTTTATCTCTTTAGTAGCGTTTAAAAACTTACGTTCTCTATCTTTATCATCGTACAGGTTTTGTGTTATCCCGTCGTTACTTTTAGCCATCAAAATCTCCTTTCTGATGTGATATTGTTAATAGTAAGCTGTTTTCATATTTTGAAAACGAAAAAAAAATAAATTGAGAGGGTGAGGAGTATTTCTACTCCTCTATCAGGAATCTCATTTGATATCCTGTCTCCTTCTCTATGAGAGAATATAATTCTCTCATTACTTCTTCATCAGTTTCTAACTGGCGTTGTTTACGCCAGTTTTCGAGGGTTTCATAGACTCTCTGATCATCCTTATTGCAAAGACGATCTTTATAAAAATCTTCTATTTCACGTAAGTACAGATTAAATCCATCTGTACCTATAATTGAGATTTCTTGACTCATATCTACATAATTTTCATATATTCCTAACATAATCTTCTCCTTATTGATATGGATTTAGATTTTAAAGACTTTCTGTCTTCCATATCTTATCTACTTATATATTATATAAGTAGAATATTTTAATTTTGGTCTCATAGGAATTGAGGAAAAAAAGAAGCTACCCCGAAGGGTAGCAATTACATAAATTCTCTAAATATCTTATATCTTATTTCTTTATTTAATGGATCTAATTGCCATAATATTTCGTCATCATCGTTATCTATAATAAACTCTGGTACACTACAATCATAAGCTGATGCATAAGCGTTTCGATAAGTACTGAAGTAATTAACTATATCTTGCTCATTATCCTTAAAAGATTCAATCAATTTAAGTAAAGTATCACATATATTTTCAAAATCTTTATTCTTCTTTGATTCTGTTAAATCATAGTAATGTGGGAAAGACTGTTCTCCAAACTCATTATAAGTTACAACTCTAAGTGATTTATCATTATGAGATAGAGTTGATATTTCTCCACTTCTCATTAGTTCGCAACTTATAACTAAAGAATTACAATATTCTTCGTATCTTTCATCCTTGATAGTTATATCATAGTAATCATAATCTACGTTATCATAAGTTAGATCCATTTCACTATATTTATAATCTATAGTAACTTCTAAATTTTTAGCAGTCATTAAACTATTGATTCCTAATTTATAGAAGTTAGATAACCTGTTTACTAAATCAAAACAGAAATCAGATTCCATAGCTGTTTTATACATTAAGTTACCGTATTTAGAATATTTTAATACTACTAAATCCATATTAGTTCCATAATCCATACTATTCTCCTTTTTCATTCTTTCCTGGTAAAGTTAATTCTTCATTATTATCGAATTGTATTTGCCAATTTAGAAATGTATTAGCTTTCTTTAAATCTTCTCTTTCTATCAGCTCTCAATAAATAAGTTAAGTACGAACCTTTTAACCATCCTCTAAACTCTTCTGGTGTAAGCGTACCTTTTAGTATATCTACTGCTTGTACTTCATGTCCATCTATATTGAACATGTAGTGTTTAGGTTGATTCACCATATCATACTTATTTTTATCTTCTACACTATAATATTTAGGTACTTTAACATCTTTCGTAGGAATATATAGATTAGACAGATTTTTCTTTTCATTATCTTCTTCAGTAGTGTCCTCTTCTGATTTATCTTCATATTTTTTAACTTTCTTTAATAGTAGATATATAGCTCTCAAAGGAAGAGGTTTAATACTACCTCTTCCGAAATTATCAGTAGACATTTTAGTTCTACATTTTGAATCTACATACTCGTCTACGGAATTAAATTCAGTTCCTTCTAGTAAATTCTCTCTAAGTTTTAGTTCTAACTTAATATCATCGGTTAACCCAGATGGTACTCTTCCTGTATGTTCCTTTGCAAATACTATATGTAATTTCAACTCCGTATTAGAATGGTTAGCGATAAATTCTTGGTAAAGACTAAGTTTAACAGCATGAGGTTGTCCAAGTATACAACATTTGTGAGTTTCACTTCTATCACATTTATTTCTCAATTCTTCGTTCATCATTTATAAGATCTCCTTCTACTAGTTTAAAAGTTTTTAAAACACTGTTATCCTTCATTTCTTTAAAAGTATCTTCTATAACTTTCTTTATGTTATTATACTTCTCTTTAGTCTCATCATTGAACTCACTCATCATGATTAAATATTCATTTAGATCTATATTCAGACCAACACGTCCATCTCTAGAATTATACACTCGTCTAATAAATATATCTTCTGATATATTTCTATCTTTATTAAATTCTAGAAAAATTGTATCTTCTAACATTTTTCTACCATCATCGAATATTTTATAGTACTTAAAATATGCCAGTATATCATTATTTATTTCTGATATACCTAAAGATACTTCAAAGATACTTTCTTCTTCTTTGAATTTAAATTTATAATCAATTACTCTTTCATATAAGAAGTAAGCTATTTCAGTGATATTATCTAAATTAAATGTAGTTTTATTATCCATGTCTATTTCTATTTTTATATGGTTACCTTTGTTTATTTTGAATCCTTCTAGATACGTGTTATTTATTTTCAACAATATCATCTCCTTATATAATTATAAATGTAATATAGGTGAATATATAGCAAATGCGGCATCATAAATATATTGTACAGTCTCAATATCTGTAGTTCTATCGAATTCAACTATATTATCCCATTTTGTAACATCTAAAGCTCTTAAGAAGTGACTCTTCTCCAGTTCTGCTCTTTTCTTATGATCAGTTATTACTTCTCCTTTGAATGCAGGATCTACTTCAAAGTCTTTCTTATAACATATAGTCCCTACAGTTCCATTCATAGGAGCTCCTTCTCTATATTCTGTAGTAACTTTGTATAATCCTCCGTCTATACCTAGAGCATATAAAGTACAACTTCCATATCCTTCTGTAGAAAAGTATCTACCTAACTCTACGTCTATTCCATGTAATTCTGTTAATACTGCACTAGTATCATTTAAAACTGTTAATAATTGCATATTACTCATCTCCTTATTTTTTTTATTATTTAATAGAGTCCTCAAAGAATGAGGACCCATTTATTGATTATATAGTTTCTAGTAGATTATAGTTTTGTCCACTGTTGAAGATTTGTTGTTTCAAGTTATTTCTATGTATTTCGAATACTTCTGTATCATCCATTATAGTAGGTCCACTGTTAGTACAGTTCTGATTCATACAAACGTATTTTCCTCTACTCTTCAATTTGTTTTCTTCATCTCTTGTTAATCCTTGTGTCCATGGGAATATCTGTCTCATCAGATGTCCACATTTAGGACATTTAACTTCGAATCCATTCTTAGGTAAGCAACTTCCTAAATCAAGAATAGTTATAAATCCTTGACCATTGATATTCTTTAACCCATAATTGAATGGACTGAACTCAGGATTGATATCTGCTATTACGAAATACTTCTGTAACAGTTCTACTAATTTAACTACTTGTGGGTTAGCTTGTCCATCTTTAACTAAATAGTCTCTTATTATTTCTCCTACGCTATTCTTAAATGCGAAGTCTGGATCTGTATAAGCCGCTTCTCCAGATGGTCCATTCATATTGATGTTATTACCGAATGTACCTCTTATTCTATCCATTATAGGTTTACTATATTCTATAGGCACAACCTTTTCACATGCTAGTATCTTAGTACCAGGTACCATTACTGCATATGGTTCTACATTGAATAAGTATCCTAAATCAGGATGGTTACTCTTTTGACCTTCTAATAGGATTTGAGATACAAATGCTTCTCTGTTATTAGCTAATTTAGCCGCTAATATTTGTATAGGTACTTTAAATACTATTGGTATACTTCTATTAATTCCACATAAGTCTTTAATTTCATCATGTGGTACATTTAATTCTATTACTGTTCTATTTGTTCCTTTACCTAGTATCTTAATTAAGTTTTGTGCAACTAGGTTGTTTAATGTATTAACTACTTCTTTTCCAGATGCTTGTCCTCTTTCTATAGACTGTATAGTCTGCTCTATAGTATTAAGTATTTGAGCCGCATTGTAGCTCACTTGTTGTTGAGGTTGTTGGAATCCTCCTCCCCAACCATTGTTATTAAATCCTCCATTATTGAAGTTATTGTTAAACCCATTACCGAATCCATTATTGTTAAAATTGTTATTCATCATCATCGTTATCCTCTCCTTCTTCATTTTCTCTTAAATAGTTTATTAATGCATCCATATCTTTAAATGGTATACATACTACATCCTCATTATCTTCTTCATTAGGTCCATACATAGTGAAGAAAGGTTTTATCTCTCTTTCTTCTTCATCATATATTAACGTAAAGATAAAGTTTCCTTCATTTTCTAGTAGATAATTCTCTAATAAGTTTCTCATTATCTCCATATCTAACTCATTAGGTAATGTATACTTCTGACTAGTTGTATCAGGTATTGTTAATTTCTCTACACTATATTTCCGTCCATCATTCTTTATAATTAGTTTTAACTCATTATCGACATATGAGTAAAACATTTCTTGAATGAAATCATGTTTCTTGAAATCATTCTCTCTTTCATATAAGAATTCTACTGTTGCTTCAAACTCACTCAATGGGTATCCTAACCATTCTTCTTTAAAAGCAGATTCATCCAATAGTAAGGTGATCAGTCTTACTATTGAATTATTTCCTTCTTTTCTCTTGTATCCTACTTGTAACATATAATCCTCCTATATTAATTATCCCATAAATCTTGGTATTACTATTTCATTTTTCTTTTGTTGTGGTCCATTAATAGCTCTATACGCTGCTACAAATGGATTTACTTGATTATTGTTATTAGTATTTTGGTTAAACCCTACATTTCCATATCCGTTATTATTATTGAAGCTGTAGTTTGTTGTGAAGTTTCCATTGAATCCATTATTATTTGCGAATGTTCCAAATACATTGTTATTATTACTTGGTGTCATAAACTGTGTAGCATTTCCTGTTAAGTTATATTGATTTAATAATTCTGGTAACAGGAATACATGTGCTTCTTGTCCAGCTTGGTTAACTATAGTTAATGCTAAACCTCCTCCTTGTAATTCATTCTCATTCTTAATAGGGAAGTTTCCTACAAAACTACCTATAAAGTATGGTCTTACATTATTTCTAAATTGTGGTGCACTCACTAAGTAATAATATCCCATTTGGTCAACATAAGCTGGAACTCCTAAATCATTAGTTGGTTGGAATCCTCTTGATTGTAATACTCCGTGCATATAATTCATATCAAATGTATTTTGATTATTACCCATTACAGCATTTGGATTAAACATATTTTGATTTTGATTATTCATAAAGTTATTTGTATTTGTATTCATCATTGTAGCGGCTTGATTAATAAAGTTATTACTTATATTACTAGTAACTGGTGTAGGAATTGTTGAGTTATTCATATTACTATTATAATTATTAGCGACTACATTATTATATGCTGGTACCATATAGTTATTAGGTAAAGGTTGTCCTACATTTACATTAGGTGCATCCATAGGAACTGGTATGTTTGAAGATCCTCCATTAACAGTTACATAAGCACCTGTACCTTGTCCATATGGATTCATTATCATTGTATGAGATGTAACCACATTATTTGCATTATTGTTATTACTTACTCCTACAAAACCAGCATTTTGGTTTAATGTTTGATTATTATTTCCTATTGGCATAAATACTGTATTTCTATTGACTTTCATTTGTTCTATAGCATCTCTAGGAATTAATCCATGGTTATACATAGATACTAATATATTATGCTCAATAGTTTCCTTATCATTCTTTTCAGCTATTGTATTAAGTATTTCTCTTACCATTTCTGGTGCTTCATTCTGTATCTTATTCTTTTGACTAGTAGTTCTAAGTAATGCTGTAGCCATATCTGCATACATAGCAAAATACAATCCCATAGCTGTAAGAGGTGATTGTTCATCACTAGCCATTTGCATCATTAGATTCATTTCTGCATCAGAAATTATCTGTTGTTGCATAGCAGTTCCTAATAGTTGTTGTCCTGCTGGATTACTTAATATCTTTTGTAAAGCATTAAGTACTACTGCTAAATTACTCATTCTATCTTTGTCTTCTACTTGATTCTTAGTTTCCATGAATAAACCGAATAATGTGTTCATGTGATCAGGAGTCACTACTCCCATACCTTGTGTAGATCCATATAGTTCTCCTCTATCTAGATCACTTACTACATTTTCTATAGCTTCTATAGCTTTACTTCCTATGTATTTTATTTTATTCATGTATCCTAGGTTATTTACTACCTTTGAGATATTATTACTTACTGGTACTGCGTAATCTGGTTGTCCTCCAATTGGTTTTACATATGTGTTAATCATAATTATTCCTCCTCGTTTTCTTCTTTATAGTTAGTTTTTTTCTCTTCTTCTGCCTTCAGTTCTTCAGGCATTTCTCTTGTTTCATCATTCAAATCGTCTTCGTCCATACTTACTATATCTATAGCCATAGTATTAGCATTCACTAGATCCTTTATTGTGTCAGAATATATCTTATCACTTAATCTCATTCCCTCTAGTTCAGCTACATAGTATGTACGATAATCTCCCCCACGTCCTCCAGTATAGTTATTATCAACTTTCTTTTCTACATAGGGTGATGGTACAAACTTAGATTGGTTCTCTCTGTCTTTATCAACTACAATACCTAGGAAATTTCTTTGTATAAAATCTCCATTAACATTATCTTGTATTGAAAATTTATGACAGAACCATAATCCATCTAATTTCTGTTTCAATGCATGTGCTTTCGCAATCATACCGGCATTAAGTATTTTTACTATATCTCTACTTCCTGCCTCTTTAAGTTTCGTTGTTAATTCTTCACCACCTCTATTAAGTTGTGCTCCAGATAATACTGGTATCTTTAAATCTATACCAATCTTTCTCTGTTGTTTAGCTTTAATAGTTAATGGCTCTTCTCTTTCTGCTTCACGGAATTCTCCCCAATCTATTTGAAATAAATCAAGGTAGTCGGTTATCAACATAATAATTTTAAAACCTAAACGTTCATATTCTGCAATATCAGTCTTAATATTAATATTAGAATAACCTTCTAATTCCGTTTTAAATACTATAGGGATTCTCGAGTTTTTCTCCCTAAGCATTTTCATCATGTTTTCAGTGAGATGCCTACTATCTCCAATCTTGTCTACATTGGCATCAGTATCCGAATAACCTCTGATGGTATCATAATTAACTCCGTGAAATGCACATCTTCTTTTATTAATTGAAGATGGTTTCATCTCTAAGTTAATGTATAATATTGCCGGTATCATACCACTTGGGATTATAAAGTCATCCCAGGAATGATGTAAAGCAATGTATTCTGCTACATTTAACATAAATCCACTCTTAAAGTTAGATGGTAAAGCCCCCATTACATATAGTGTACCTGCACGGAATCCCCCACCAACTAGATTATCAATCCACATACCTGTAGAAACCATGTTAAAATCCTCTTCAATTGACTCTTGTTCAACTCTATTAGTTCCGAATGATTTAATACCAGTCTCTTCTTCAAATGCATTGTAAACGAATGCATTGTTCTTCATGGTATCTTGAGCTAAGCTCTTACCTAAGTCTTGTACAACTTCTAATTTAGATAATAAGTTCGTCAACTTAACATCTACACCAGATAGTCCAGATTTCGAAAACTTATCCCAAGTGTCATTCAAATTATCTATGGCAGTAGACATTGAAACGACATGTTTTACTTTTGAGTAATAAGTTATGAATTCTTCTATTACTTTAGGTGAGAATGTAGATCCTGATTCTGCTACAAGTTCTTTGACTTCATCTGGTAAGGAGGAAGATTCAAAGTACATCTTAGCTTGTTTAGGAAACCTAATAGATTTCTCATAGAGATCATTTGCGAATATCTTAACACTTTCTACTAATGTTCTTGTATCTACATCTACTATCTTATTTGTATTAATAGTATCAAATGCAGTCTTAATGTTTTCCATAAGTTGTATCTCATTAGTATGGTGAATCATTAATGAAAGAGTGTTAATAAGAATATTCTTATTATTGTAAAACAAAGTGGTTCTCCTTTCCAATAGTTTTCAGTAGACAAGAAAAAACTATTAATTTTGAAAAATTTTTCAAAAGTGTAACATCCTACCAATTCAGATAGGATGTTACAATTAAATAAAATTAATAAGGAGACACGACGATAGAAATATGTATAAAACTATTCATCGTATCGCTAAAATAATATACATATAAAAAATTATAAGAAATCTGCTTTGTTAATCTCATAATCTTCTTTACCATGTAATTCCATATCAGCTATCTCTATATATTTACTTCTATCTTCTGATAACTTAAATACTTTACATCCTACACGAGATATCATTCCTTCCTCTGATTCTGGTTTAGAATGACAATATAATTTATAAGATACTGTCAGATTATTATGTGCATTTTTAAATTTTAAAATATATTCTGTCTTCTCTGCAGTAATATCTATACGTGTAAATATACATCCTTTCATATCTTCCATCATACTATCTGATATTTCTATAATACTCCCTATTGTATCTATACCAGAATATAGATCATAAAATATTATAGCTATGCCTCCACTAGTTCTTATAGCATATAAAATATCATCAGTAGAAGACACATGATGTAAGAAATCATGTGTTGTGTCTCCTTTAGTTATACTATATATTTTTTCTCCTGTAGAAAATATTTGTTTTTCATCTGTTGATCGATTTAGTTTTTCAAAATCTATCACTACTGTATCCGTTAGAACTTCAACTAATCCTAATTGTGCTTCTATTTCTTTACTCATTGAAAATCATCCTTTCTATTTCTTCATCTTCTAAATCAACTCCATATAAATCAGAAGCTAATCTTTTTATTTTATCGATATTAGATACAGATTTATCGGTATAGTAATTTATATCATCAGTTAACTTTTCCTCTAATTCTGTATCATTCATTTCTGTTTTTATTTTAATATTGTACTTCTTTACATATGTTTTCAGTAAAGATAGATTAGCTAATCCTGGAGAATTTCTTTCTCCAGTTATAGTAAACCTAATGTAATCTTTACTAGATACCTTTAGTAATAAATTAGATAGTATACTCTTCATCTCTTCTAAAGGTTTCATATGTATATTTTCTATTATGAAATCTAAATACTTGGGTGCATTATAGTTAGGTACATATATCCAATCCCAATCATATTTATCTAGAGTGAATTCCATATATCCCTTTATATTATCTATATCAGAAAATGACATAGTAGTTAATGAGTTTATATAGAATATCTTATCTTGTAGATTGATATGTTGATGTATATGTCCACCAGCGGAGAATAATCTAGTATTGTTAATTAAGTCTTTCTGTTGTATAACTATTGACTTAGGTAGATTTGTAATGGAATCCTTTTGTTTAACATAAGGAATAACTCCATCAACAGATCCATGGAAGAATGTCATGTCTGCTGGTTTTTCAAATGCATAAGATTGGAATTCAGAATAAGTACCAAAATAACTTTCTGGAAGATATCTTATTATATAACCATTAAAATCTTCGTAAGCTACAGATGTAAAGAATCTACAGTATTTAGAATCTATAAATAAAGTCTTTAACATTTCTACAATTTTACCATCATGAGAAGCTGTACCTTGTATCATTCTAAAGTAGATCTTATTAGTTTCACATATAGTAACTACTTTAGTAATAAACTTAATAGTCTCTAAGAAACGTATATCATCACTCTGGTAAGAGGTATGTGTAAGATCACCTGCAAAGATTAACATATCAGGTGGATCATTCATAAGTTTCATAACTAGATCATTTAATTCTTCAGATATGTATCTATTCATAGTTTCTTTATCTTTAAATAGATGTAAATCTGCATAAGCTCTAATTCTCATCATTCACCTCTTCAGAAGAATCTTCTTTAAACATTAAATAGATCTGTACTGTCTTTGCTATATTATTTACTTCATCTATAAATTCTTGTCCATTGAATTTATTTAATTTGTCCTCTTCTTCCTTCAACGTATCTACATTTTTTTTCAGACTGGGAATCATATCTGTTTCAGTAAAGAAATATATTACATATCTAGCTTTCTCTACTATCCCATGTATGTTACATTTTTCAGTTATAAGTCCTAACCATGTAGGGTTACAATATGTCGGATCATATGCTTCTTCACTAGCATCTCCATATCCATATATCTCCATAATCTCTTTCTTAAGTAATGTAGATTTACCATTCTGCCTAGGAAATAAACATTCCTTAATTGGATCCTTTATATACCCTTCTTCTTTCTTATCTAATTTTAAAAAATTCCATCCCATTGTAATTCCTCCTCTATTTTTTATATTAATTTAATTGATTATCTGGTATTAAATAATGTCTGTATTCTTCTATAAGAGCAAACTTATCTTCAGGACAAGTTATCTTACTCATCTTCTCAGTAAAAACACGTTGTTCTTCTTTAGATATTATAGTAGATAAAACTATTATAAATTCCATTATGTTTATTTCTTCTGTCTTTTGTTTATGTAGTTTATTTCTAATTTCCTCTACATCAAATTCTAATTTCATCATTACATGTCACCTCCAAACATTAATGGGTTAATATCTACCCCATATTTTTTAGCATACTCGTATACTACTTTTTCCTTTTCTTCTCTTCCTTTAGATACTGATATCTTATGGGATATATCCTTAACTTCATGATCCGGTAATACTTTCCCTAACCTAATTACTAATCTAGCAAAATCCATATCTTTGTTACTCTCTAAATTCATTCTAATCATCTCCTTCATTATTTTATCATTTTAATAATATAAAAATAAAAAATTATAAAATAAGGGTTTATATATTTTTGACGAAAAAAAAAAGATAGCTCCCCTATGGGAGCAGGAGCTATCTTAACATCTCAAGAAAACGGGGATGATATCTTACGGATAAATCTTGTATCACTCCTGTTCTCCACAATAGTTGTTCTAGGGACTCACTGAAGTTTTCTTTACTTATCGATATTTCAGCGAAGACCTTATTGACTAAGTCTTTTCCTCCTTCATAAGATGGAGTCCCATACGGAATCTCTGATTCAAATTTCACTTCTGAATCAGGACTAATTACTAACCCAATAAATTTAGCATTATTCTCATCTCCTTTTACCCGAAATAACGCTATCGTAGATCCAGTGGCATCCTCGAACGATAAGACACTATTGGTATCCTTTTTGAATTTAACATAGTGAAGTTCCATTTCCATAATTTTTCCTCCTTAATATACTGGGTTAATTTTTAAGATACTTCTGTATCCCCAATATTTCTTTATTACTATATCTACTTATATAATATATAAGTAGAATTAATTAACGTTAAATAAAGAGACTCCCTTTCGGGAGTCCTAGTAACAAAAAAATAATAAAAAAAGAAAGGTTTCTATATCCAATAATTAGCAGAATTATTGGGATTAATCAATGAATACGAGAAATCATACGTCTCAATCATTCAGATACATTTATGTTGTCTTTATTTTGTTTTTCTCTTATACCTCTTACTTTCTCTTTATCATATTGGATTTCAAAGAAACATGTTGTAGAAACTATAATTTTAAATAATTGCATTATTATCAATATAGTATCTACACGCATTATATAAAATAATAATAGTAGTATAGTATTGTAAGCTATTCTAAATGTCCAACTAACATCATTACCCTTATACACATAGTATATTGTAAAAGAAGCAAACCAAGCTCCTATCAAATCATATACTACAATCAATCTATCAGTTGTATCAGCTATATAAATTAAAAATATAAAGCTAGATATTAATATTATTATTAATATTGTAAAATATCTTCTCTTAGAATAAGTAGGATCACTTCCACCTAGATATTTTTCTAACCTGTATGTAACTGATCTCAATTTAACTTCACTGAATATATATGTTGGTATACCTAAGACCAACAATATGGTTGGAATATATTCTAACTTAATTAAGACACAGATAACATATATAGTCAATAGATGAAATATATAAAGTATATTAGCAATTCTTTTATTTATTTTAATAATTATACAATATAGTGCCATACAAACTAATGCGAAGTAATTTATTAACATACTTCCTGAATCAGTTATTAGAACACCTGTACCTAAACATATAACGAGTAAACTTGAAATAATTAAAGTATAGAAAAAGTATTTGTTTTTAAACATTTTAATTTCTAACATATTACATCACTATACTTGCGGATTGTTCTAATGTACTATATCCTTGTAGAACCTTTAATAGTTCCTCTTTCTTGGATGCAGCACTAGCCCAATCATCTAATTTCAAATTTATATTTCCTAACCCTGATGAAATACTTTCTATATACTTAGCCTCGTTATTGTATAATACTATCATTACATTTAATTTACATAATTCGTAAAAATCATGTTCTCTTGTTTCACTAATAGCTAACATGTTAGCTGGTTGACTCACAAATACTCTAAATTCATAAGACATGTCTTGTCCATTTATACCTGTATCATAGTTAAATCTTATTCTATTTGGTTTCTCATAATAAGAAGCATGTAAATAGTTCATAAACATATCCATTCCACCTATCTGTCTAGTAGTTACATTTCCAGTATAAGCAGAGTCTAAGTCCATAAAATCACTATACATACTCATATAAGATCCATAAGTTGTGTTACCAAATAGATTACTATTAACACGTGCTCTTACATCTATTATCTCTAGTCCAGATCTAAGAATAGGAGCCATTACTTCATAAGGTATATTATAAAGCGAAGTCTCTATTTTATCCTCTGGTGTCATTTGTACATCTCTGAACATTATTTGGAATTTAAAGTAATGTGACCATTCTTCAAAAGCGTGTCTCTTTAATATATCATATATCTCTTTATCAGAATAATTTAATTTAAGGAATTTCTTTAATCCTAAATCATCCTTTATTCTAGATATCAGTTTATTTATATTCATATAGACACCTCCTTATAATGAGCTATTTCTTATACTGTTTCTGAGTCTAACACTCTCCATAGTAGCCTTATAGTCGTCATTAAGTGTTGCGTATACTCCTTTACCTACAGATACTAAATCTTCTGATATTCCCATTTCTCTAAGAATAGGAGATGCTTCTCCAGATGCTTTTAATAATGGGTATTGGAATCCTTTTGTAATAGGACTTTCTACTAATTTATATACATCACTTGATTTAACATATGATGTAGGATTTCCCGGATATGTTACCCAGTCAACTGCTATAAGATGTATATCATGTAACACTATAACACCGTCATCTCTCTTAGTAGGTTTTCCTATAACACGAATACTGAATGATGGTAATTCTCCATTTAGGATAGCTTTAGCCATAAGGTTACCATTACCAGGAACAGTTCTAACCATTCCCATTAATTTATTACCTTCAAACCACAATTTAGTAAATCTAGAATGTACATTAGTTCTATCTACTTTAGTCCATCTCAACAGATCTTCTGGATCATCAGGATGTTCTAATTCAGATAAGAATACCCCAGTATTTAACATTTGCTGTAATCTTTCTCTTTCAACTGCAATCTTCATTTCAGCTAAAGGATATATTACATTATTTCTAGTAGGTATACTATCATCTAATGTTATTATCTCTACAGGAAATTCTATAAATGCTGCTCCATGTTCTAACTTCTTTCCTAATTCTTCTGTAAGATCAAAGTTCTCTCTTGCTGGTACGAAACCAGTCATAGTTGCTAAAATTCTCATCAGTCTATCTCTCCTTTCAAGTGTATTTAAGTTAAAGGCGGGAAATTAATCTCGCCTTATAATTTACCAGTAGGTATCTCTTCATTATTTCCTTGGTTATTGTTATTACCTTTATTATTGTTTGGTACTTGTACATTATCTGTCTTATTATTATCTTTAGATCCTGTGGTAAGTGCATAATAAGCTACTAAAGTTTCTTTTACAGCATAATTCCATTTCTTAAGTACAGCATTATAGAACATAGCACAATGCATAGTTCCTTGTGAGAAGTTAACTACATAAGATTTTACATATGGAACTAAATTACCAGTATTAGATGGATCATTTCCAGCTGTATTATCAGTACCACCGTATTCATTATTATTAGCATTAGCATTATTAGGTGTTGAATTATTATTAGTATTTCCATTATCAGCATTATAATTTTGAGTACCGTTATTATTACCAAATAATCCTTCTCCGAATGCTTCACTCATATAATCATGTACTTCTCTCATAATTTCATTATAAGAAGATCCTGCTCCTAAAGATTTCTCAGTCATAGACTTTCCTTGGTCAACTAATGATGTTCCACTTTGATTAAAGTTTCTATTAGTATTACCATCATTCTTTCTATCAACTAATCTATCTAGTTTAGTCATCATTTGTTGTAACTTCATTTCTTTATTTTTAAAGTTTCTAGATAGCTTTCTTCTATTAAGATTAACGTAGAGATCTATAAAATCATTTAGTAATCCTCTAGTAACTTCATAAGCTGTATTAGCATCTACATTCTTCTTTTCTAATTGCACAGCATTAAAATCTTGTACTTGTACTTTAGAATCTTTTTTATCATTGAAAGTATCGCTTTGTAATCCATAAGCTGCTAACATACGAGCTAAAGATCCAATAGCATCTGGTGTTACATCCATATAAGATTTAGCTTTACTATCTACGGCTTTAGCCATTTCATTTAAGAACTGCATCCATTCTTTATTAGTTTGACTTTCTTCTCCTCTTACTTGCATTTCTATAAGTTTAGTAACAGTTTTCTCAGCATGAGCAAAATCATATTGGTTTTGTGATCCACCTTGTTGAGTTTGTTTCTTCCAAGGTTTAGCTAATCTCTTAACAGACTCAAACCAGTTATGTAGCCAATCTTGTATAACTTGTTGTACACTTCTCTTTTGAGCTAACTGTTTAGCTCCTTGAGATGTGTCTTGTCCTTGTGCTCCAGCAGATGCTTGATCTAGTAATCCACATATAAATAAGATAGCTTCTGTATAACTTTTAGGAGGTGCTCCATTTATAGGTATACTAGCTTCTGCTAAAGACTCATAAGTAATTATCTTCATATTTCTTCTAGGATCTTTAACATTACGAGTTCTATCTCTTAATGCATTTTTCATATCTTGGATCAATTTATAAAGTTGCTTTTCTTGGTTAAGGAAATCTCTAAGAATGTTCTTAATCATTTGTATAGCTTTCTTAAATAGTTCTTTTATCATATTCATTCCATTAGACATTCCTCTTTTAATATCTGCTGCTACAGAATTAACTCCAGAGAACATTCCTTCACCATAAGGATTATATCCTTCAGCAAATGCTCTATTTATTATATCTTCATTAATAGAATCATTTATAGCGTCCATCATTATATCAGATAAAAGAAGAGCTTGTTCAGACATAGCAGTTATAGGATTACATTTGTTATTTTCTCCTTGGTATCCCATCTGTTCTAATAGTCTACTCATTATTTAATCACTCCTCTCTGTAATCTTTCTCTCATATATTGTAGTAATTGAACACTATTGTTAATTACTCTTATTTGAAGTCCTATATTAGATGCTAAGTATACTAAGAAACATTTCATTCCTTCAGATGTAGCAGACGCAGGTGTATGCGACAAAACGTGTAGTAACTTGTCACTAAAGTATTCATTCTTAGATACAGTATCCTTAATAGAAGATAGTAAATTATTAAGATTACTAATAGATCTTTCCTTTTCTAATATACCTTCTATCTTATCATAAGATGTCTTCATATCATATGGAACTACTGTATCAGTACTATCACTATTAGGAATTAAATACTTTATCTTAGAAGATACATCCACTATTATATCTGTAGGTATATCTCTTAATCTATCTTTACAAGATCTTGGTAAATAGAATTCTTCAGTATCTTCTGGTAACTCCTTTTCTAATTCATTAAGTATATATTGACACTTAATATTTTTAATACACGGAATATTTCCAGTATAATCTTCATTAACTGATAATTCCTTTATTGTGGTTAATTCTTTATCATAATGCTTAAGTAATTCTAAGTAGTTACTAATTAAAATAATAGAATTAGGTATTAGTAATTTCTCAGCTTCATCACTTTCTTCTATGGATCTATCTATAGGTAATTCTTCACTCTCCGCTAAAGCTACCATATGATTAGTACCCATGAAAGATGACTTTATAAATACATCAGCATTAACAAAATCTTCACTGTTAAACATCGATATCCTCCTTTAAATATTAATATACGAGTGTTTTTGTTACTTTTTAAACGAAAAAAAGATGTGCCTATATAAGCATAGACACATCTGCATACACAAACTTAGTTGTGCTGTCGTTATATCTTACTATACTGTACTCTAATCTGTATATCTCACGACATCCAAGAATTGAAATTAAATCTACTACCCTCATAGCGAGTTCAGAGATATCTCTAAATACCTCTCCATCATTTACTACAAAAGAACCGTCGTTTCTACGAACGATATATACTTTTACCACATGATTACCGAGTATAGTTAATCCACTTGTGTATTCTCTTTCGTTAAACACGTTTAATAAATTTTCTATTCTTTCTAACGCTCTTTCGTTCATGATTATCTCCTTATCGATATGGACCTAATGTTTATAAGGAAATGTCCTACCCATATCTTATCTACTTATATATTATATAAGTAGAATTAAATAAAAAAAAAAGAGTCCCAGATGGGACTCCTTATTTCTTTAAAGTTATCGTTACAGGTTGTTGTTGTTGTACTACCGGTTGTTAGTTTTGAGCTTGTTGTATTACTGTTGGGTTTACTAATCCATTTATAGGAATGTATCCATTATTTTGATTTTGTTGATTTTGAATATTTCCTATACTGAATGTAAATCCTGCATATGAAGCAGAAGTTTTCACAGTTATACCATCTATCAATCTATTCTTTAGATCATCTAAATATTTTTTATCATATTTAGAATCTTCTTCTGTTTCTATAGGTTGATTAAATGATACGTTATTCTGAGATTCTTCATCTCCTTCCACCACTCTAGGTTTAATCATTATAGTCTTACCATCTGGTGATAACCCAAGACTTAATTCTGATTCAGCAACCTTTCTTTTCTTTTCAACTTCAGCTATCTTAGATTGGAATTTATAATAGATATCACCTAAAATAGATGACATTCTAATCATGTAAATAACATACTCCATCTGATATCTGAAATCTTTAACGAATTTAATTCCATTAAAGAAATCCTTCAATGTTAAAAGAACCACATTAAGATTATTCTTCACATAGTTAATATCAGAAGCATTGATGTCTTTACTTAAGTAATCTTTAGATACCAAAACATCATATGCAGATGCAATCCATTTTAAATCATTCTTAGATATTGGATCGTTATTAGATGTTAAAGTATTAATAGATCTTCTAATTTCTTTAACTTCATCTACGAAGATATAGGATAGATTCTGTAATCTATCAGTACCTATTGAAGATATGTATTCTATAAATTTATTGAATACTTGTTCATTAGTAAGTGGTAATTTTGTAGCTTTATAAATCATTTCATTAACATATCTGTTAACCTCGAACATTTCTCTCCCTGGTTTAAAGAATTCCTGTCTTAATACAAATAATTTTTTATTAGTGTTCATAATATCACTTCTCCTTTAATATAGTTTATTTTTTTTTTATTTTGGTTATCGCTAAAATGATATATAGTTAAAAAAAGATAATATCCTCTCCCTTTCGGGAGAGGAATTTTCTATTATGATTATTGATATCTATTTCTAAGTTCATCTGCATTAAGATCATCATTATCATTTCTTCTAGATCTTTTAGCAGAAATTAATTGAGCTGATTTCAAGTTAATAGCTATAGCTTTAAATAAAGTTGCATAAACTTTATTTGAAAGAGATATAGTTTTAGTAACAAGTATTGTAAACTTATTAACAGCTACTCTTCCTAATTGAGCTAACTTATTTCCGAAATCATTATCTTTATTTTTGATAATAGCTCTTTTAAGTCTTCCTAATCCTTTAATTAGATCTTCTAACTTTTTATTTATCTTTATATTTTTAAGACCATCTACAGTCTTTTTATACCATTGTAATAATCTTTCTAGAGTTGAAGCATCTCCTCTACTTTTGTTCATAGTATCAACTAATATTCCTTCGATTTCATCATTAGTATGTCTAGAAATACTTCCTTTTTCAGTTCTAGATAAAGCTTTCTTTATCTCTTTAACGTTATCATCAAAGTATTCCAATACAGTGTTCCAGTCTTCTTTATATTTATCAACTGGAATGTTTTCTATAGATTCACTATTCACAGTTCTTGTACCATCTTTATCTGTTTCGGAGTATCTTCCTGTTCCATAAGTTCTTTTTGATACTTGTCTTATATTAG